CAATCGAAAGAAGGTGGTAGGCAATTGACCCTAAACTTGTCTGACGGTATTGACTCCAAAGCAACAATGAGTTAAACTGTGTTTTTTATTATGAGAGGTTTTTATGTCAGATGAATTCTTGTGGGTTGAAAAATATCGACCACGGACGTTGGAAGAATGTATTTTGCCTGACGCGCAGAAACAAGTATTTCAACAGTTTATCGAGGCTGGAGAAATTCCTAACATGCTTCTCTGCGGGACAGCGGGTACAGGTAAGACTACTGTTGCCCGCGCTCTCTGCAATGAACTCGGCTGCGATTACATTGTAATCAACGGGTCTGAAGAATCAGGCATCGATGTTCTCAGGACAAAGATCAAAGGCTTTGCTAGTACAGTTTCATTTGAAGGTAAGCCTAAGGTTGTCATCTTAGACGAGGCTGATTATCTGAATCCGAACTCTACACAGCCTGCTCTTCGTGCATTCATCGAGGAGTTTTCTAAGAACTGTAGGTTTATCTTTACTTGTAACTTCAAGAATCGAATCATTGCTCCTCTTCACAGTAGAACTACTGTGGTTGAATTCAAACTTGTGAACGGTCAGAAGAAAAAGATGGCTGGGCTGTTTCACAAACGAATGATGGATATTCTCAAGAAAGAGAAGGTAGATTACAATGATAAGGTTCTTGCTGAACTGCTGATGAAGCATTTCCCTGACTATCGTAGGGTTCTGAACGAGCTACAACGCTATGGTGCTGGTGGTGTGATTGACGAGGGTGTACTGAGTAATCTAGCAGAACTTAGCACTAAGGCTCTCGTAGACGCCCTTAGAGACAAGGACTTCAAGAAGATGCGACAGTGGGTCGCTAATAGTGTAGACTCTGACCCGCAGTCAGTGTATCGTAAGGTATATGATACTCTGATTCCTAAGGTCAAGCAAGTCCCGCAGTTAGTGCTAATCATTGCTGACTATCAGTATAAGGCTGCGTTTGTTGCTGATCAGGAGATCAATCTTACTGCTTGTCTAACGGAGATCATGGCGAATGTCGAGCTATCTTGAAGAGTTAGGTAAGCCTACCGAGCAGTACGACGAGGAGTCTTTCAAGGAAAAGAAAAAGGCAATTAGTCCTTTCGATTTTGCGAACACGATTAATCATAGCAAAGAAAATCTTATCGTCGATGATTGGAGTGAAAGGCAATACAATCCTTTCATCGTCAATAAGGCTATGAGCTATGGCCCTGACACGGTGATTGCTGCGAATGAAATGAACTCTCGTCCGCATCTTGACAAAAAACTACAATATGATTTTCTTTTGAATGTTGTTCGCCCTAAGAAAAGATATAACAAATGGATGAAGCCTGAAAAGGAAGAGTTGATTGATATCTTAAAAGAGTATTATGGCTACAGCAATACTAAAGCGGCTGATGCATTACGCATATTGACTGACAAAAATATCGAGGTTATCAAGCAGAGGTTGAACAAAGGGGGGCGTTAAATACTCTTTTTTATAAATATTGGTACGAAACATTATGTATCAATAGGAATAAAATAATGAGTGAATTTTTTAACATTGATTATCCTGGCTATGCTCCATTGGAAATCAAACTCGCTGAACCCGATGACTTTTTAAAGATCAGAGAAACTTTATCTCGTATCGGTGTTGTCTCTCGTAAAGAGAAAATTTTGTATCAATCTTGTCATATCTTGCACAAGCGAGGGCAATACTTCATCACACACTTCAAAGAACTTTTTGCTTTAGATGGTAAGTTAGCGAATATTGATGATGAGGATTTGATGCGAAGAAATATAATTGCTAAGTTACTTTCAGATTGGGGGCTGTTAGAAATTTTACAGCCAGCGTTACATGAAAATGTGGCAGAGATGAGTCAAATTAAAATCATCTCATATAAAGATAAAGATGAATGGGACCTTGTTACTAAATATAACATAGGTAAAAAACCATAGTGAGGTAAACGTGAAATTCAATTACTTGTGGCCTGTTGCAGATCTTCTACACACAGAAGAAAAAATTGAACTTCTAAATATATTTCATGAAGTAAAACAATCAGAGAATTACGTTAGAGGTGGTTCTTCTGATGTTGCACATATCGAAGACTACGTTGATGATCCTGAATTAAAACAGGCAGCATCTGATTTCTATGCTCAAAATAAATCTGAACTTGGTGATAGAACTGACGGCGATTATCTAGTAAGATTGTCGGTATACAATTTTTGGAAACTTGAACACCGAAAGCTGGCTATGGATTTGATGTGGCGTTATTGCGAAGGTGACACCGCGTGTCTTACTGCAGGTCTAACATTCATTCGTGCTAATGAAAAAGTCCCAGTACATGTTGATACTCTTATGTATCGAAACTGTGTTCTATCTATTCCGTTACAAGGACATGTGACACCAATAAATTTTTATGAAAGCGTCAACTCTGAGAAGCCTAAGTTTTCCTACTGCTACACTACTCCTCATTTATTAAATGTTCAACAACCACATAACGTCAGTGTATCTACTGAGGACAGAATAAATTTTCAACTATATTTCACTGAACCATATAACAAAATAAAATCTAAATTATCGGCTATTTGATTATAAATACGTTTGAAGTGCCGAAAGGGCTTCAACAACATAAACTCGCTTAATTGGAGAAACACATGGTAACCCGAAGATTCACTGCGGCTAATTTAAACGAACTCGCAAACGACATGAAACCATTCACGATTGGTTTTGAAAAAATGTTTGAAAGTTTAAATACAATCCCAGACACATCAAATAATTATCCCCCTTATAATATTGTCGAGTCAGGCGAAGGCTTGTACACCATTGAAATGGCTTGTGCAGGATTCACTGACGATGAATTCAATATTCATGTTGTGCCCGATGTCAACAAACTTGTTGTCCAGGGTGTACAAGAACGCGGTGAGGATGATAGAAGCTATCTATATAAAGGTATCGGTGCTAGAAACTTTACACGCACATTCGCTTTGACGGATGATGTAAAGGTAACTGGCGCAGACTTTAGGGATGGTATTCTTTACATTTCACTGGAGCATGTAGTACCAGAAGAAAAAAGACCTGTCGAAATTAAAGTAGGCAGTAAAAAGAGTGAACCCGAATTCATTCAAGACTAACACAACGGGGGCGGTAACGCCCCCAACTTTAGGAATATATTATGTCAATACAAGTAATAAAACTGATCACTGGCGAAGAAATTATCGCAAAGGTAACTGATATTCAAATTGAAGGTAGAGACTTAATTCAAGTCAATCAGCCAGCGATTATCATATTGATGCCGAATGATGACAACCCGAATCAAGCGCAAATTGGGCTTGCTCCTTGGGTACCGTACGCTGAAAACGCAACTGCTCATATCATGCCCGCAGCGGTAACTGCTGTAGTAAATCCTAAGAAGGAACTCATTGTAGAATATGAGAAACTCTACGGCACCAATTCACCTATCATCACACCGAATAAAGAAATTGTGACTCCTTTGGCTACAAAGTAGTTGACACCCCCCTTATTATGATATATAATGTGTGCTATGAAAAACGAATTTTACAGCTGGGCTTGGCAGTATGGTAACCAAGTATTCTTGCGTGGTGTGCGCGATGGCAAACGCTTTACTGAAAAGCGAACCTTCAAGCCTACGCTATATGTTCGTGCTGATGGCGACTCTCCGTACAGAGGACTGTATGGGGAGAACATCAAGCCGATTCAATTCGGCAATAACCGAGATGCTAAAGAATTCTTAGATAGCTATTCTCAGGTTCAGAACTATCCTATCTATGGACAGACTGACCTGACATATCAATTTCTATCTACTGAATATCAGGGCGATATCGAGTTTGATTTGTCTCAGTTATCTATCTGGTCGATGGACATTGAGACTACTGCTGAGACAGGCTTTCCTAGCGTAGACAATCCTACTGACAAGATTCTTCTAATCACGTTGATGAATAATGACACAAAGGAGATCATAACATGGGGAGAAGGTGAGTGGAGTCCAGGTCCTGAAACAAAAGATCTAGGTGTCAACTATGTTCCTTGTGAGGATGAAACTGAACTGCTTACTAAATTTGGGACATGGTGGGCGAATGAGTATCCTGATATCGTTACTGGTTGGAACGTTGAGTTTTTTGACATACCATATCTTGTTTCTCGTATGGACAGGGTGTTTGGCAATGACGCAAAGAACTCTCTATCTCCTTACAACCTAACAAGACGCAAGGGTGTCAAGCGAAACAATCGTGAAGATACAACTTACGATATCAAAGGCATCTCAGTCCTTGACTATCTGGATCTGTACAAAAAGTTTACCTACAGTGCGCAAGAATCCTACAAGCTAGATCACATTGCATCTGTAGAACTTGGTCATGGTAAACTTGAAAGCGGCTTCGATACTTTCAAGGAGTTTTACGATAAGGACTGGAATCGTTTCATCGACTATAACATCATCGACACCAAGTTGATTGATGACTTGGAAGAAAAGATGAAATTGATTGAGCTTATTGCTACAATGACATATGACGCGAAGTCGAACTTCCGTGATACATTTTCACCTGTAAGAACCTGGGACTGCTTGCTGTACAATCACTTGCTGGCTAAAAATATTATGATTCCTGCTCGTAAAGATACGCAGGGTCGTTCTATTGAAGGCGCGTTTGTGCAAGAGCCTAAGCCAGGTGAATACAAGTGGGTGATGGCATTCGACGCGACATCTCTGTATCCTTCTATCATCATGCAATACAACATGTCTCCTGAGACACTCGTACAAGGTATGGTTGATGTAAACGTTGAGGGTATGCTTGAACGCAAGTACAACCTTGATGGCGATTATGCTATTGCTGCTAACGGTGCTAGATTCACACGCGACAAACAAGGTCTATTTCCTGAGATTGTTTCAAAGTTTTTTGATGATCGGCAGAAATACAAGAAGCTGATGATTCAGGCACAGAACAAATACGAGGAGACAAAGGATCCTAAATATCAGAAGGACATTGCTAAATACAATAACTTTCAGATGGCTAGAAAGATTCAATTGAACTCACTCTATGGTGCAATGGGCAATCAGTACTTCAGGTATTATGATGACAGAATTGCTGAAGGGATCACGATGACAGGTCAGTTTGTCATCCGAGAGTCTGCGAAGGCACTTGATGATTTCTTGAACAACGTCTGTGGCACTGAGGATAAGATGTACTCGTTTTATTCGGACACTGACTCTTGCTACATCACAATGGATGGCGTTGTACAGAAGTTTCTCAAGAATAAAAGCAAGTCAAACATTATCACTGCCCTTGACAAGATTGGCTCAGATCAAATTGAGCCTACGATTGCTAAGGCAATGGATAGTATTGCTGACTATACAAATGCATTTGCACAAAAGATGGACTTCAAGCGCGAGGTTATTGCTGACAAAGGCATCTGGGTAGCGAAGAAAAGATATGCTCTGAACGTGTACGATAATGAAGGTGTGCGTTATGCTGAACCTAAATTGAAGGTGATGGGCTTAGAGGTCGTTCGGTCATCTACACCTGCTCCTGTTAGAGACAGTCTACGCGAGGCGGTGAAACTTTGTCTCACATCTGAAGAAGGTGTGTTGCAGGATTTCGTAGAGAATACATGGCGAGACTTTCAGAAAATGTCTCCCGAGCAGATTGCTTTCCCTAGAGGATGCAACAACTTAGAGAAATATTCTGATGCTGCTTCTATCTATTCTAAAGGCACTCCGATGCAGGTACGAGGCGCTTTGATGTACAATCATGTATTGAAGCGTGATAATCTGACAATGAAGCATGAGCGCATTCAGGATGGCGAGAAGATTAAGTTTCTGTATCTCAAGGAACCTAATCACCTTGGCGAGAACTGTATTGCATTCAACGCTAAACTACCGCCGGAGTTTGATTTACATAGATATGTGGACTATGAACTAATGTTTCAGAAGGCATTTATCGACCCTATGAATACTATTGCAACGGCAATCAATTGGACCCCACGACCCGTGGCATCACTGGAGGATTTGTTCTCATGACAAATGATGAACGTAGAATTTTGATGATGATTCGCGGCAACTTAAAAGGACTTGCTCAAATGAATGAAAGTGAAAGATTAATCGCGCTAGTGAGCGCAACAAAACAATGGCACCGAGATAGAAATCTCATCGACGGAGCTACAGACAAAGATCAAGTCTGTAAATTGATCCAAGAGGTAGGTGAACTTAGTGACAATGTATGTAAAGGTAATGATGTTAGAGATGACATCGGTGACTGTATGGTCGTGCTGATTAACATTGCCGAACGGAACAATGTGTCATTGACAGACTGTCTAAGTGTAGCGTATAATGACATCAAAGACCGTAGAGGTAAGATGGTCGATGGTGTTTTCGTAAAAGAAGGAGATTCTTAATGGGTATATTAGATAAATTAAAAAGCAATTCGACAATCAAAGAGTCGAGCATTCTAACACAATCTAAATTTTTCGGCACGAAAGATTTGATTCAAACTGCGGTGCCTGCACTTAATGTTGCATTGAGTGGCAAACTAGATGGCGGGTTAGTACCAGGTCTGACGGTTTTCGCAGGTCCTTCTAAACACTTCAAGACAGCATTTGCCATGCTGCTTGCAAAATCTTATATGGAGAAATATGAAGATTCAGTCGTTCTCTTTTACGATTCTGAGTTCGGTGCACCTCAGGCTTACTTCAATAGTTTTGGCATCGACACCGATCGTGTTGTACATACTCCTATTACCGATATCGAACAGCTAAAGCACGATGTAATGTCGCAGTTGAATGGCTTGGAGCGCGGTGACCGTGTGATTATAATTATTGACTCTGTTGGTAACTTAGCATCTAAGAAAGAGGTTGATGATGCGCTAGAAGGTAAGTCTGTTGCAGATATGACACGCGCAAAGCAAATGAAATCTTTGTTTAGAATGATCACGCCTCACTTGACTATCAAGGACATCCCTGCTGTTGTTATCAATCACACATACAAAGAGATTGGTTTGTATCCTAAAGATATTGTATCAGGTGGCACAGGTATCTACTACTCTGCGGATAACATCTTCATCATAGGTAGACAGCAGGAGAAGCAAGGCGCTGATGTAGTAGGCTACAACTTCATCATCAATGTTGAAAAGTCTAGGTTTGTCAGAGAGAAATCAAAGATCCCTGTCGAGGTGAAATTTGATGGTGGTATCAGCAAGTGGTCAGGTTTGTTGGACATGGCGTTAGAGTCAGGTCACGTTGTCAAGCCTAGCAATGGATGGTATCAGATTGCAAGAGACGGCGCTGAAAGCAAGAAGTATAGAACTAAGGAAACTTATAGCAAAGACTTCTGGCTTCCTGTATTGACTGATTCTTCGTTTAGTGCTTGGATTGAGAGGCGATACTTAATCTCAGGTAGTGATATAATGACGGATGAAGTAAGTGCGGACGATATCAATAATGCATACAACATAAATGTGGAGATGGAAAATGAAGGACAGGTTTGATTTAGAACAGCACATCATGGAGTGTTGGAACGTCACCTCTGATGTTGATATGTTGTTAGAGGCTATTCTAGATAGTCCTAGATTTTCTGATATGCCCGCAGAGTATTCAGATCGTATTGCCAACATGCTGTTGGGAATGAAGGAGCTGTATGAAATGCGATTTGAGAGACTGTGGTCTACATTTGAAGATTGCATCACAACAGAGTTTAGTCCTGCAACGGACTCTGTGATGGATGCACACGATACTTTAGTTTCACGGTCGAAACTGTATTACGATGAGGGAGACGATGTTCCACTGATGGAGGCAGATAATGCACTGTGACCGTTGCGGTAATGAAATACTTGCAGATGATCCTGCAATGTGTTTTAATAATGACATTGAAGACGCTCGCACATATTTGTGCGAACCTTGCATTGAACAGATAAAAGAGCAGTGGGCATATGAGAATAGAGACACAGATTTTAGCGAATCTGATTGACAATGAAGAGTATGTTAGGAAAGTCATTCCTTTCATGCGCGACGAATACTTTAGTGATATGGAGCATCGAAAGATATTCCAGACTATCGCAGAGTATGTAGAGAAATACAATGGCACACCGACAAAAGGTGCGCTGCTAATTGCCCTGCAA